GGTCGACCATATAGCGGGTCTGGATATGCTGTAACGCCGCGCGGTAGGACATCGGCTCGCCAGTGCGCTGGTCCGGCGAGCTGATCTCGGCCAGCGCCTTGATCTGCAGGGCAGGGACGGGTACACGTGCGATCAGCAGGGCTGTCGAGGCCGAGATAACGTCATCGAGAAACTTCTCGCGCACTTCGGTCGTCAGCGCGCAAAGTTTCAGGCGGCTATAGATGTAGGAACGGGATTTTTTGAGCTTGTCGATCAGGCGCTCGGCCGTGTAGCCAGCGTTGAGCATCAGCTCCTGGAAGCCCTCGGCCTCCTCCATGGGATGAGGGTCTTCGCGTTGCAGGTTCTCCAGCAGCTGGATCTCGCGCGCCTGCAGGTCGGTCAGGGTGCGGATGATGGTCGGACCTCGTTGCAGCTGAGCGATGTTCCCCGCGCGCCAGCGGCGCTCGCCGGCGACGATCTCGAATTTCTGTGGCGCTTCTGCGGTCGGCGTTACGGGCCGGATCAGGATGGGCTGGACGATTCCAACCTCTTTGATGTTGGCGGCCAGCTGCTCCAGCGCCGGTTGGTTGAACCGTTTGCGGTTGGTGTAACTGGGGCGGATGTCGGCCCAGTCGGTGATTGCGAATACCTGATCGTCGACCAGTTCGTCGACGACGATGCGTTTCTCGCTGCGGGCCGGGGCTTTCGTCATGCCTCCGATGGTGGGTATTACGAGGTCACTACTCATGTGCGGCTCCTGGTTGTGGGCGGGTATGGCCCGGTTAGCGTTTAATGAAGTCGAAAGGGGTGCTGCTGCCGACTGGCAAGAGTTCATGCCCCTCTGCCAACTGCGCCACTAGGGCGGCCTGTGCCTGGCGTGGCGACATTGGTTTTCCATCCGGGTGCGTGAAACCGCGCAGCTCGTGCAAGGGCCTGGCGAGCACGCTACGAACGTCGATTGCCAGGTGGACGAACGGGGCGGTCATTTGATGCCACCTGGTGTGTGGTAAACGAGATCGAACGAGACGCCCTTGGGCAGGGTCACAGTTACCAGCCACGCTGTGAAGCCGGCGCGCAGCTGGAACTGCGGTCGCTTTGGCTCCGTGACCTGGTAACCGCGCCGGCGCATCGCGTCGAACACTTGCAAGATGCCCAGGCGGCCATCCGTGCCGGATACCTCGGCGGTGCTGCAGCCGGTGTTGCGAGCGAACCGCGACAGTGCTGCGGCATCGTTCGCGCTTGTCAATGTGTCGTGCAGACTTTGCGAGCTGGGTAATGTCGCCTTGGCCGGCTTGCGAGTAGCTGTGGTGGGCATGCTGCAGGCTCCTACAGTGGGTGCGCGGACACGCCGCAGGGTTCGCCACATTGGGCGTCGACGGCGTCCTCGCACGCAGCGCAGGCCGTGCTGGCCAGTGCGTAGTAGCGCGTGACCGCGCACGAGGTCGTGACGGTGACGCGGAAGGCGTTCACTGGCGGGCCTCTTTTTTTGGGGTGAGTAGTATCGAAAAGACGCGGTTGGCCAGCGCCATGTCGTGTCTTTGCAGCGCACCAGATAGCGCAGCAATGAAGGTCTCGGTGCACAGGACGCGATCTTTCGGGTGCCTACTTGTGGCGACGTCAATACATTGCTGAATACTGCCAAGAACTGTGAGAGGGGGTTTTGGAAGGTTTTCCATCGTCTTCGCTCCATCGTTGTGGTTGCTAATACGAATAAGTTTAGGCATGCCTAAAGAAACAGTCAAGTAAATATTTTCGGCATGCCTAAATTTTTGACTATGTAGACGCTCTGGTCTTTCGGCAAGGCGAAAAAAAACCCCGGCATGCGGGGTTGATTGCCTAAAACGGCAGGGTTAGAAGTGGTCGCCTTCTCTACGTACTACCCTGCCAATAATGATGCATTCGTTGCCATGACAATTCCTGCGATAAAACTTCCGTTGATCGGAGTTGTCTGACATCAGCCACCATTGGCCGGCATCACGCGATATACGTTTTACAACAGCTTCCCCGCCATAGTTGACTGCGAATACTCCATTGTCGGTCAGCTTCTTGTCGGCCAGATTGATGACGATCGTATCGCCCTCATAGAAGGTGGGTTCCATGCTTTCGCCCTTTACCTTGACTGCCAGGAGGTTCTCAGGGTCAAAGCCCTTGCGGTGCACCCATGATTTAGACAGCCCCAGAGTCCCACCGTCGGTGTTGTCTGGTTCAGTTTGAAAACCCGTTACTCCGGCCTGTAGTCGCAGTTGTACCAACTTAACGCGATAAAGCGCTTCCTCGTCGTCTTCGATAAGTGAGATTGGAACGGACCCAGGCATAAGCTTTTGAGCGTCCTCTTTCGAAGTGTCGGTTCCGTGAAGCAGCCAATCCGGCGATACCTCCAATACCTGACAAACCTTTACCAGGTTGTTGCCTTCGATCATTTTTGTATCGCCGTTCTCCCAGTCAGTAACTGTCGGCGCGGATACTCCCACCAGCTTCGCAAAAGCTGATTTTTTGATGTTTTTGGCCTCGCGGGCCTGCGTAAGTCTTTTGTGCCAATCCATTAGGTAATCCTAACAACTTCCAAATAAGGGATGCCTAAATTATTCTTGCTTATTTCTTTAGGCTTGCCTAAAATAAGGTATGACTAATGAACTTACAGCCGACGAAATCATTGACGCGCTTGGCGGCACGTCAGAAACCGCACGGATTTGCCAAGTTAAAGACCCGTCCGTGTCTGAGTGGCGCCGCAACGGCATCCCGCGTGCACGTCTTATGTTCCTGAAACTGGCACGGCCAGAAGTCTTCAGTTCACAGGGGCGGAACGTCTCTGATCCTGGTCATGCAGGACGTCAGCTGCCATCGTCAACAAACATTCTCGATACCGTACCGGAGCATTCCGTCGTAGGTGTCGATCCGCGAAGCCGGGCGTGAGCAGGATCAATTTTCATGTCGCAAGCGTAGCTTGACCGCGTGATGTGAACAACCACCAAGAAGAAGGATATGTTGTGAAAATCAAAAAATCGTACCTTGGAATGATCAAGGCGTTTCCTGGCGGTTGGGACGCAATTGCGGCCGCCCTGGGTATGAGCCGCAATAGCCTGGAGAACCGCGTCTACGAACGCAAAGGTCAGGGCGTCACTGTGGACACTGCCCTGCAGCTGCAGGCGTTCTCCGGCACAACGCTGTTCGCTGAGGCTGTGGCCTCATCGAGCGGTGGCGCCTTCGTAAAGCTGCCGGAAGATATGTCCGACGGCAATGAGGTGCTGGCTAAAAAGTTCCGCGACATTTACGTCCGCTTGGGCGTCTTCGCCTCCCACTTTGAAGAGGCGACGGCAGACGAAGTGATCGATTCACGTGAGCGGGCCTGCCTTGATGCTGATATCGATGGCCTGCAGCGTGCGTTGTCAGAGCTAATGGCGTTGACAATCCGTGTTTATTGCAAGCCGGATGTCGGACAGGATGGTGCGGCATGAGTGCGCATTTTGGCCCGCGCGCCGGAACGCGCCCTGATCTTGCCTTTCGTAAGCTGGTCCAGCTGGGCGGCCGTGCCACCCAGCATGGCTGGATGAATTCCATGGCGTGGACTCGTCCGATTACCGCGTTTGAGCGTGAAGTTATCAATTCGCTGATGCGTTGCCACGTAGTACGCCACGAGGCTGGCGATTACGTGGTGACGCAAAAAGGATGGGATTTTGTTGGCCGCTCGACTCAAGCCAAGGTGGCGCCGGCAGGCCAGGTCGCCGGGCCGCGCTATGTCGGCAAGAAACTCCCTTTGTCTCCCGCGAACATGGTGCGCGCGCCACTGGCCCGTCCTGGCTCGTTTGACTATGCAACGATTCCATCTCGAATGGGCAGCCAGCGCGTGCCGCACGGTCTGGCTATGCCTGGGGTGATGGGAGCGATTGTCAGTGACTAATGTTGCCCAGGTAATTGCTCAAATGGCGGACTATGATATGCCGCCGCTTCCAACGAATCACCCCGTATTAGATGGCAAGTTTCATCGTTTCGGTCCGAAGAAAAAGGGTTGGTACATCCTGCGCGAACTGGTTCTCAAGACCGGCCGCAGGGTCGTCACTGGCGCTTTTGGTTTCCACCAGGGCGACAACCGGAATACCGTACCTGTCACAGTCGACGCCGAGGCGATGACGGATGACGAGCGCGCGGAGTTTGCGACCAAGCTGCGTGAGAACGAACAGCGTGAGGCCGAGAAGAAGCAGCGCGAGGCTCAGCTAGCCGCCAACCGTGCGCGAGATCAGTGGATGAAAGCCGCTGGCATCGCTGTGCAACATCCGTACCTGGACCGCAAGCAGATCGCGGGCGAGGGCGTACGCGTCGACCGCGCCGGATCATTGCTGATCCCGCTGCAGCGTGCCGGGCAGCTGGTTGGTCTGCAGAAGATCGACCAAGCGGGCGAGAAGCGCTACAACGCTGGCATAGACAAGCCTGGCGCGTACCACATGCTTGGACAGCCGCTTGACGCAACTGTCATCGCCGTGGGCGAGGGTTACGCCACATGTGCGAGTGCGCGTGCGGCCTCAGCGCTGGCCGGCGTCGACCTGCCTGTGGCCGTGGCTTTTGACGCCGGTTCTTTGGCGTCCGTGGCTACCGCTTTGCGCGAGGCGTTCCCACACGCGCATCTGCTGTTTCTTACTGACGATGATGACCAGTTAGTCGAGCGTTTCATCGAGCGCTTGCGCGAGGACTATCAGGTCCTGGCCGCTGTTCTGATCGACGGCGCCTCGCATGTCGTGCTGGCCGACGATGGTGCGGACGTGGAAGTCACTGCCTGGTGGCGCGCCGACGCGGCAGGCGTGCAGTACATCGAGGCGGATGTGCGCACCGGCCGCCGGCAGCAGCGCTACACGTTCAAGAATGCCGGCGTGGCCAGTTGCTCGGCGTTATGCCGGAAGATGGATCGCACTTCGATGGTCATGCCGTTATTCGCCGACAGGGCGGGGCGCAAGCTGTCGGACTTCAACGACCTGCAGATCGAGGAGGGGCTGGACACGGTAGCGGCGCAGATTGGGGTTGCCATCCATGCTGCGCAGCAGCCCAAATCTGCTGCTCCCGTTCCTCCTGCCGCGCCAGCCGCCAATTCAATGGTCCCCCCTGCTGCGCAGCAGCCAGATTCTGGTTTTCCCGACGCCAGCGTGATCGCGCCAGTGCTTGATCTCGGGGTGTTGTTCCTGGAAGGCGTGACGGATGAATCCCCCCCTCCCCCTGGTGCGGAGCAGCCAGCCCGCAGGAGCGCTGTCGACGCAGAGGCGGACGATAGCGATGCGCGCCTTGCAGCAGCGCTGGAGGCAGGGTATGCGGATGGATCGCTGCCTGAGCCTCCAGATGCTGACGGCTCCGCTTCCGCGCCGGGGGCGGGGGGCGAAGGCAAGCAGGCGAAAGATAAACCGAAGAAGGTATACGGCGCGGATCACTGGAACCAGGTGGAATACGTGTTGAAAAACTTCGTGCTGGTGTATGGCGAAGACCTGGTGTGGGACGTGTCGCAGCGCATGCTGATGAAGATATCGAGCATGCGCACCATCGTGGCCAACAACGATGTCATGAAGTTTTGGGGCGGCGAAGCTCGGCGCTGGGTGCTGAAAAAGAATATCGTTTTCGATCCGCAGGACACGCCGTCACCGGCATCGAGCGGCGCCACGGCCACGGTCAACCTGTTCAATGGTTGGAAGATGCAGCCGCGACGCGGCAGCTGCTTGCGCATCCAGACCCTGATTGCTCACCTGTGCGACGGCAATGATGCCCTAGTCGAGTGGGTGGAACGCTGGCTGGCCTATCCGCTGCGCAATCGCGGCGCGAAGATGGAGACGTCGATCATCATGCACGGCGACGAGGGCAGCGGTAAGAACTTCTTCTTCGAGAAGGTGATCAAGAAAATCTATGGCGAATACGGCTATGTGATCGGCAATGCGCAGCTGGAGAGCCAGTTCAATGACTGGGCCTCGATGAAGCTATTCATGGTGGCCGATGAGGTGGTGACGCGCTCGGAACTGAAGCACATGAAGGGCAAGCTCAAGTACCTGGTGTCGGGCGACATGATCATCATCAACCCGAAGGGCCTGCCCGAACATGGCGAGGCTAACCATATGAACTTCGTCTTCCTATCGAATGAGCTACAGCCGCTGGCCCTGGACAAGACGGACCGGCGCTACCTGGTGATCTGGACGCCGCCGGCATTGTCGCGCGAGTTCTACGTCCAGGTGGCCGAAGAGATCGCCAGCGGCGGTATCGAGGCGTACTACCACTACCTGATGCACGAGCTGGACATGGGTGACTTTGACGAGCACACCAAGCCGATCTATACGGACGCCAAGGACGATTTGATCGAGAAGAGCCTGACGCCGGCCGAGCGCTTCTACCGCGACTGGAGCCGTGGTTTCCTGCCGCTGCCGTTCATCACGTGCGGCGCCACCCAGCTATACGACGCATACAAGGTCTGGTGCGACAAGAGCGGGGAATCGAAGTACATCTCGCAGACCATCTTCTCGCCCACCGTGTTGCGGTACGCCGGCGAGGCGTTGGAAAAGCACCTGATCAAGTATGAGCTGGGATCGGTGGTCAAGCAGCGCAACGTGTTTTTAGCCGGGAAGAAGCCAGAAGGCAAGACGCTTGCAGAGTGGGCGGCAGATGCATCGGGCCTGTTCGAGAAAAGTTTGAGGGCATATCGGAGTCGCAGCGGGGTTGATGCGGCCGATGTTGAGGGTTAAGCCATCACATCGCACAAAGTCATCACATCGCAAACCCGCATGAATGCTGGAATGTGATGGGTGTGAAGGGTATTACGGGTTTTCGCGCACGCACACATGTGCGCATTGACGGACAAGGCCGTTTGAATGTCGATGGTTCGCTATATTTTTTTGTCAGAAAGTAGAAAGAAGTAATAACAGTACTCATACCCATCACAAGTAAGTATCCATGCGGGTTAGCGATGTGATGGGTATGTGATGGGTATGAAGGGTTAGCGGAATACGGCCGGTTTTCATCGAAGAAGGAAGTGGAGGGCAGGACGATGAATAAGAAGGTGAGCATGCGGGAGCAAATGCCCCAGGTGGCGGCGATCATCGATGCGTTCCGCGAGGCATTTGGGGCGGAGGTGGTGGATGCGGCGATACGGCGCGGCATGCGTGGTGGGCAGGGGTTCCACGCTACTGAGAAGGGGTATGAGGTGGGCACGCCGGTTTATCGGGGCGTGCTGCTGGATAGGGCGCCAGGGCGGTATGTGGGGCGGATGGGTGAAGTGGCATGGCAGGCAGCATTGGATCAGCAAGCGATTGATAACGAGAAAAGGGGCTAGGCGATGGAAGTGAAAGCGGAAGAAGCGGTATTTGAAAACGTGGGGCAGGCGGTGCATGTGTCGTTTCTGATCATGGCCCAGGAGGCAAAGCAGGACGCGCCATTACGGGCGGCGCTTATCAAGGCCATGGAGTCGGTGCAATTGAACGGACGGCAGCGTTGCTGGCTGGAGCAGCTGCGCGGCACGGCGTCGGGAACAATCAATTTCGGCGGCCTGGATGGCAACGAGGTGCGCGCCCAGTGCGCCATGGTGCTGCAGGCGGTAAAGCACCGGCTGCCGAAGACGGAAATGTGGGTGCTGCAGGCGAAGTACGGGCAGACGGATTTCGAAGATGTGGATGGTCATCGCCGCTTTGCTTTCTCGGTTGAGCGCATCGAGGCCATCAAGGGATTGGCGGATTGGTTCCGGCCAATGTTCCCTGGACTGAACCCGCATGCTATCGACTGCATGCTTGGGCGATTGTTCGCCAATCATAAGCAACTGGACATCACGGTGCGCGACCTGGCCAAGTCATTCGGCGCAAGCCACATGACCTACCAGCGGGCATCGATAAAGATGCACGGGCATGTGCGGGAGCTTGAACAGATGGCCTATAGCCGACTCGCACCAAGCTTTGTTGCTGATGGCGTGGTCGAGGAGTTTTTGCAATAGCTTGACGCGGCTGTTACAGCGGGTGTATATTTCGGTCATTCTCGCAGCAGTAACGCCTAAAGCCCGCACAAGCGGGCTTTTTTGCGTTTAACGAGACGATTTCTCAACAGCGAAAGAGGTGATCTATCTCGATCCGCTCCATAGCGGGGGATACATTCGTTTCTGGTGCTTGCCCACTTCAGTGGGCTTTTTTATTTGTGTTGATGATAGGGCGCAGAGGCGGACCCTTCAACCACAAGGCGGCCGCTTTTCTTGTGGGGTGTTTTGTGCAGACGTCTGCACATGTACTGGATGGAGAAAGAATGGCCCTTGAAATATCCGTCCGGACCAATCTCGCAGACGTAGAGCGCGGGTTGAGCGACCTGGCCAAGCGGCAAATGCCATATGCCACAGCCTTAGCATTGACGTCGCTGTCCAAGTTGGTAGCTGCTGATGCGGTTAAGAATCTGTCCGCGAAGCTCAAGAACCCGTCGCCGTTTACGCTGCGCTCGGTGAAGGCTATGGCAGCGCGCAAGGATAACCTGGTGGCCAAGGTGTACGTGATGGACAAGGCGGCAGAGTATCTGGAGCCATATGAGCGTGGTGGTGTACATAAGCTGGCCGGCAAGGCGCTCCTCAATCCCAAGGACATCGCGCTCAATCAATATGGGCAGTTGCGCAAGGGTACGCTGGCCGCGTTGAAAGGGCGCAGCGATATCTTCATTGGGCCGGTCAGGACAAAGAAGGGCATCGTCAATGGTGTATGGCAGCGCACGGCAGCTAAGGCAACGATCACCAATAAGAAGACAGGCAAGACGCGCATCAGTTCGCGGGGTGTCAACACGTCCGGGGCACTGAAGCTGTTGATTCGATTCGGTGATGCGCTCGCAGTCAGGACACATCTAGGCTACCACGCTCGGGCAACGGCAATGGTCAATGCCAACTTCAATGCCGAGATGGACAAGGCAATGATCAAAGCAATAGGGACGGCCCGTCCCTGACGACCAGCCGGTCGAGTGTAAAGGCGGTGCCAAAATCAACGGGTCCTCCCTGGAGGGTTTGCTCCCGAGGGCATTGCGCGCCCCGTTCTTTCTCTAGCTGAGGAATTGCATACGCTTCCTTCCTTTTTAGATTACTGGGTACCGATATGGGAAAGCTGGTCAACAAGCGCGACCTGTCGGAGATCATGGGCGTGTCGGAGCGGACATTCACCGAGTGGCAGAAAGAACCAGGCTTCCCTTTTGAAATCAATGGGGGGCGGGGCGTTGGAAATAGCTACGATACTGCCAAGGTCATCCAGTGGATGATCGAGCGCGACATCGCGCGCCGCTCCGCAGAAAAGCCGCGTGACCGCTTGGATCGTTTGAAGGCGGACATGGTCGAAGTCGACCTGGCCGAGAGGCTGGGCCAACTGGCGCCGGCCGCACTGTTCGAGCGCGCCTGGTCCGATCACATCATCGCGGCCAAAACAGAACTGTTGTCACTGCCGCTCAGGCTAGTGGGCGAAATTCATGCATTGCATAACATCACGGTCGATACCGATCTGATCCTGGTGCAGATCGAGGCCTCGCTGGCCAAGCTGGAGAGTTTTGATGTCGACGCATTCGATTCTGATGAACCCGACCCTGAAAGCGATGATGCGCTCGACGGTGGCGACGACGATTAAAGAAGTACAGCGGCGCTGGGCGCCTGCACCGAAAATCAGTACCCGCGCCTGGGCGCGGAAGTACCGCTACCTGTCCGAGCTGGAGTCGCAGCTGCCGGGCAAGTACAACCTGGATGTGACTCCATACCTGGCATGGGAAAACGGGCCGCTCGATGCGATCGACGATCCAACCGTGCGCAAGGTGGTCGGGCAGAAGTCCGCACAGATCGCATGGACGTCGGGCGTGATCGGCAACGCCCTGGCGAAGTGGGTCGACAGCGATCCATCGCCTATCCTCGGGCTGTTCCCGAAGGAAGCGTCGGCTAAGGAGTACATGGCCGAGAAGTTTGAGCCAATGGTCGACGCGACACCCCGCTTGCGCGGCAAGATCGACCTGCGCAGCAGGAAGGCGCAGCAGCGCCAGTTGTTCAAGCGGTTTCCTGGTGGCTTCCTGAAGCTGGTCGGCTCGAATTCGCCTTCATCGGTCAAGTCGACGCCGACGCCGCGAGTGTTCGTGGAAGAGCCGGACGATTGCAATCTGAATCTGAGGGGGCAGGGGGACTCGATCAAGCTGGCTGAGGAGCGTGTGAAGACCTACGCTCGACCGAAGCTGATCATTGGTGGCACGCCGACCATTGAGGGTGTTTCGGCTGTCGTCGCTGAAATGGAAAATTCGGACAAGCGCCAGGCGATGATCCCGTGCGGCGATTGTGGCGAGGCGCATCCGCTCGACTTTGAGAATTTGCGCTGCCTGGAAGACCCGCTGCAGAACCATCCAATCTTTGGCACCAAGCGGCCCGAGACTTCGTACTACGCGTGCCCGGCCTGCGGCAGCACCTGGAACGATGCACAGAAGAATCGGTACGTGCGCAAGGGGAGCTGGGTCGCTACTGCGCCGTTTCGTGGCGTCGCCGGCTTTTACTTCAATGAGCTGATGAGTCCGTTCCCCGGCTCGCGCATGTCGTTGCTGATGGAAAAGTGGTTGACCGCACTACATGACCTGAGTCGTGGCGATGCGGGGCCGCTGATCGCATTTGTGAACAGCAGCAAGGGATTGCCTTATACGTACAAGGGCGACATGCCAACCGCTGGTGCGCTTCAGGAGCGCGAACTGGATTACGAGGCAAACACGGTTCCGATTGGTGGCCTGATTCTTGTCGCCGGTATCGATATCCAGCATGACCGCATCGAGGTGGTGTTGCGCGCTTATGGCCGTGGCGAAGAGAGCTGGCTGGTGCAGTACATCCGGATATTCGGCACGCCTGGCGTGTATGAAGATCCCGTGTGGGCTGACCTGGACGCAATTTTGTTTCACAAATACCGCTCGGTGCGTGGTTTTAAGATTGGCGTCTCCGCCGTCAGCCTTGATACGTCGGACGGCACGACGTCTGACGCCACTTACAAGTGGGTGCGAAACCGCCAGCGCAAGGGTATCGAATTCGTCATGGCCATCAAGGGTTCGAGCCTGACGGATTCCGAGATCTTTGCGCGGCCGGTGCCCACGAAGGACACGAACCGGCGCAACACCAAAGCGGCGAAGTATGGCCTGCAGGTGTTCATCGTCGGCACGTCGCGCGCCAAGGACCTGCTGATAGGCGAGCGTGGCCGGGTGTCGCTGGAAGGCGACGGGCCCGGCCGGTTCCATACCTACCGGAACGCCAGCCCGGAGTATTACAGCCAGCTGCTGGAGTCGGAGGTCAAGGCACCAGTACGGACCAGCAACGGCCATATCGTCAAGGCTTGGCAAAAGAAAATCGGCCGTCGCAACGAGGTGCTGGACTGCGAGGTGTATGCATTGCATGCAAGCCGCGCGGCAAAGGTTCATCTTCGCACGCCGGCTCAGTGGAGTTCGCTGGAGGCCAAGTTGAGCCAGGCCGCATTGTTTGACGACGATGAGCAGCCCGATGTGCCGGTGCTGCCGAGTGATGTCGCGGCACCGCTCAAGAGCGCAGTTGCAGCCGCGCTGGAAGCCATGCTGCCGGCTGTGGCACAGCAACCTGTAGAAGCCACAACTGCGCCGGCGCCGGTAGCCGTGCGAGTCGTATCCTTCGCCGCTCCGTCGGCATTGAAAAAACGTACCAATCGATTCGCGTAGGAATTTCATGACACCATTTAATGCATCCACCAGCTTGCTGGCCGGCATGTCCACTGACGCGCTGAAAAAGACTCTGGCTGAGGCGCAGCAAGCCTACATCGACCTGTCGTCGGGCGCCAAGGGAACGTCTTATTCGTATACCCAGGGCGACGGTGCGCGCGCCGTAACCTATACCCAGACGAATATTTCGCAGCTGGTCGTGCTGATCCGGACGCTGCAGCAGCAACTGGGCATCGTCAGCCGTGCGCGTCGACCAATGCGGTTCCGATTCTGATGGGCAGCCCCGTCAAAATTCTCGGGCCAAATGGTCAGCCGCTGCCTCCGCATCGCGGCCGCGCGTCGATGCTGTCCGGTACCGGTGGTGCGCCATACGACGCCGCCGACATGTACGGCGACCACATGGCCGACTGGAATCCATACCTGGGTTCGCCTGATGGCGACCTCAACATGCACCGCGACCGAATCATCTCGCGTGTACGCGACATGGTACGCAATGACGGCTGGGCATCCGGCGCCGTCACACGCATCCTGGACAACGCGATCGGTGCTTCCTTCCGGCCTATTTTCAAGCCGGATTATGCGGCCTTGCGCGCTCACACGGGAATCAAGGAATTCGACCACATGTGGGCCGATGAGTTCGGCCAGTGCTTGGAGGCCAGCTACAGAACCTGGTCGAACGATATTGGCCGTTACAGCGACACTCAGCGCGAAATGACGGTGGGCCAGCAAATGCGTTTGGGCTTTCGCCACAAGATTGTTGATGGCGATGCGCTAGCTATGGTGCATTGGCTCCCCGAGCGTCAGGGGCCTGGGCGTGCGCGATATGCAACCGCCATCCAGATTCTCGACCCGGATCGCCTGTCGAACCCGCAGCTGGTGTTTGACAACAACGAAGTGCGTGGCGGCGTCGAGATTGATGCATACGGCGCGGCTGTTGCGTATCACATCCGCCGCGCGCACCAGGGTGACTTCTTCGCCGGTGCCAAGTCTGTGACGTGGGAGCGCATCGAGCGCGAAACCAGTTGGGGCCGGCCGATCATCATCCACGATTTTGACCACGAGCGTGCTGGTCAACACCGAGGCGTAGGCATCTTTTCTCCCGTGCTGCAGCGGCTGAAAATGCTGGTCAAGTATGACGGCGCCGAGTTGGATGCATCGATCATCAATGCCATTTTTGCCGCTTACATCGAATCGCCCTATGACCCGGCGTTGGTGGAAGAGGCGATGGACAGCGAACAGCTTTCAGGCTACCAGGAGCAGCGCAAAGAGTTTCATGACGACCGCAGGATCAAGCTGGGCGGCTCACGTATGCCAATCCTGTTCCCTGGCGAAAAAATCAACGCGGTCACGGCGACGCGGCCAAACGCCAACTTTCAGGCGTTTGAGGCTGCGGTCCTGCGCAATTTTGCGGCTGGTACCGGTTTGTCCGCGCAGCAGGTCAGCAACGACTGGTCGGACGTGAACTACAGCTCGGCGCGTGGCGCCATGCTGGAGGCGTGGAAAACGCTATCGCGGCGGCGCAATGATTATGCGGTGGGCTTCGGCCAGTCGCTTGTCAGCGTCTTTGCCGAAGAAGCGATGGAAGTCGACAACCTGCCTTTGCCACGTGGCGCCCCGCAGTATCACGAGTTCCGGACGGCTTACTCACGGGCCAAGTGGATGGGACCAGGTCGCGGCATCATCGATCCGGTGAAAGAGCGCCAGGGTGCCATTCTCGGCATGGATGCCGGCCTGTCCACACTCGAAGACGAGGCGGCGGAACTGGGTGGTGTCGACTGGCGCGAGACATTGAACCAGCGCGCCATCGAGATCGCTCGTTTCAAGGAACTGGGTATCAAACTGCCGGAATGGGCGGCTGGGTTCGAGGCAACGTCCGCAACTGAAGAAGAAAAGGCTACCTGATGAAATTTGAATTCCTGGCCCAGCGGTTGTTCAACACGCCGCTGGCAATCGCGCCTGGCAAGGCAGAGGTGATCATGGCGGCGCTGGCCGACCGCTTGGGTATCAGCCAGATCGCGCGCCTGAACCCAGCGCCGCTGATGATGGAAGACGATGAAGTAGTTTATTCATCGCCGGGCCGTAATGGCCGTGCCGGCTACGAGGTGGTCGCCGGTGTGGCCATTATCGAGGTGTACGGCACGCTGGTGCAGAAACTCGGCTCATTGAGGCCGTGGTCTGGCATGACTGGCTATGACGGCATCCGCCAGAACTTCCTGATGGCGTTGAGCGATCCTGATGTGAAGGCAATCATGCTCGATATCGACAGCCCAGGTGGTGAAGTGGCCGGCTGTTTTGACCTGGTGGACACAATCTACCGTGCGCGGGGCAAGAAGCCTGTCTGGTCGATCCTGAACGAGTGCGCTTATTCGGCGGCCTACGCAATTGCCAGCGCCGCTGACCGTATCACGGTCCCGCGTACTGGTGGTGTCGGCTCGGTCGGTGTCATCTGGATGCACATGGACTGGTCGAAGGCGCTGACCGGAGCCGGCTTCAAGGTGACGTTCATCACCTACGGCGAGTCGAAGGCCGATGGACATCCTGAAATTCCCCTGTCCCCGGAGGCGCTTGCGCGCTTCCAGGGCGATATCGACATGATGGGTGAATTGTTTGTGACTACCGTTGCCCGCAATCGGAATATCTCGGACAAGTTGGTCCGCGATACCCAGGCCGCAACGTACCTGGGGGCGGCTGGTGTCGGCCAGGCGCTTGCGGATGATGTGATGGCCCCTGATGCCGCATTTCGGGCATTGCTTACTGAAATTGCCTAACCTTTTACTTTGGAGAACACATGAGCAAAATTTCGAGAATGGCAGCAGCTTTGCCTTTTGCCCACTTGCTGGGCATGTCCGCCTCGGCTGCAGTCGAAGACGATGATGACGACAAAAAGCAGCGCAGTGACGAATCCGACGAAGACTATGCCCGGCGCATGGAAGACGAAGAGGAAGAAGAGAAAAAGAAAGAAGACGCCCGCCGCGCGGAAGAAGAAGAAAAAGAAGAAAAGAAAAAGGAAGACGAAGCCAGAAGGGCCAAGAAAGCCGAAGAAGACGAAGACGACAAGGAAAAGGCAGCGCGCAAATCTGAGCGCGCCCGCTGCGCCTCGATCTTCAAATGCGCTGCAGCAGGCACGCGGCCGGACGTGGCCGCGCACCTGGCCTTCAATACGAGCATGTCCAGCGCCGATGCGATCAGCATGCTGGAGACCTTCGCTGCTAGTGGCGCGCCGCAGCCGGCCAGCCTGGCCAGCCGCATGGCCGGTGTCAAGCCGCAGAACGTCGGCGCTGGTGCTGCGGCTGCTCCTGCAAATGGCAGCGATGCGGCCATCGCGGCCAAGATTGTCGCCGCCGGCAGGGCCCGTCGCGGCGAAAAATAGTTTTCAACCCGTCACTTAAAGGAAGCGCAACATGAGTCTGACCGTCAACTCGGTGGGTGGTAGCCCGCAGATCCCCGGCATTTATGCCGAAACCTTTGTCCCGGATCAGCTGATCGCGGGTCGCCATGCCCTTGTTACGGATAACGTGACCGTGCTGGCGGGCCAGGTGTTCCCGCGTGGCGCCGTACTTGGCCGTATCACGGCCTCGGGGAAGTACGTTCTGGCGCTCGCCGCTGCAGCGGATGGTTCGCAGAACCCGGCAGTCGTTGCTGTCGACAACGTTGATGCGACCACTGGCGATGTGAGCGCCGGTGTTTATATCGCCGGGGAATTCAACGGCGCCGCAATGACGCTTGGCACTGGCATCACACTCGGTGCCGCAGCCGCTGCCCTGCGGCCCTTGTCCATCTACGTCAAGGGTTCGGTATCCGCTGCCGATCCGACCTGACCAGCAACGCCCACTAAGGCCCTCTAACGAGGGCTTTTTTTTCGTCCAAACTCCCGGAGTAATGTATGCCTACTGGCTCGTTTTTGTTTAACACCAATGCCTTGATCGGTGTGGTGCCCAATTTGAAGCGCCCGCAGAAGTTTCTGCTGGATCGCTTTTTCCCGAACATCGTGATGTCCGACACCGAGTTCGTTTCGATCGACGTCGATGTCGGCCTGCGCCGCATGTCGCCATTTGTCTCGCCGCTCGTGCAGGGCAAGCTGGTCGAGCAGCGCCGTCAGCAGACCAACCAGTTTAAGCCGGCGTATATCAAGGATAAGCGTGCCCCAGACCTGCGCAAGCCTGTACGTCGCATGATCGGCGAGCGTATCGGCGGGGAATTGAGCGGCGCCGACCGCGAAGCAGCCAACCTCGAAGCAGAACTGTCGGATCAGATCGACATGATCGACCGCCGCCTGGAATGGATGGCGGCATCAGCCCTCATGAATGGCACGGTGCTGATCGTGGGCGATGGTTTTCCGGCCGTACTGGTCGACTTCGGCCGCGATCCGGGCTTGTCACTCGCATTGACGGGCGCTGACAAATGGGATACGGCTTTTGCGGCGGTCGGCGCCAATGGCATTTATACCGCGCCTTCGGACAGCATCGAAGAGTGGGGGCATGTCATCCTGAAAAAATCGGGCGGTACTGCTACCGATTTGATTTTCACGACCACTTCGTGGAAATACTTCAAGCTCGACAGCAACGTCAAAACGTCGCTGCATTACCCACGTTCCGGCGAAGGCAACAACGTGAATATCGGCGCGCAGGTCCAGCGCGGCGCCCAGTACAAGGGCAAATGGGGCCAGTACGATCTGTGGGTCTACAACGACTGGTACATCGATGAAAACGGCGTCGAGCGTGCCATGGTGGATGACGGCAAGGTCATCATGAGCGGCCCCGACCTGATGGGTACGCGCGCCTTCGGCCTGATCCTGGACCCGGCCTTTAACTACACGGCCTTGCCATACGCACCGAAGACGTGGGTCGAAAACGATCCGGCCCAGCGCCTGATCATGATGCAGTCTTCGCCGATTGTCATCCCTTCTCGCGTCAACGCCTCGCTCTGCGCAACCGTAGCAACTCCGAAAGTATTCTGATCATGGCCAAAATTGAAAAACTTGTTAAAGCAGTGGTCGCACCGGGTCGCACCGTCAAATTTGAAGGCATTCACGTCGGTCCAGGTGGTGATGTGACGCTGCCTGCGGGCGAAGTGGCGTGGCTGCGCAAGGGCGGCTACCTGCTCGACCCTGCCGCGACCGCGCCAACCATCGCGCCGGGGCCGGCTTTTGAAAAGGACGGGGACGGTGAACAACCCCCTCCTGCAGAATGATCGACTGGAACCGGATGGTCAACGGTCCAGTCATGGCTGTGTTTGGTGATCAGGCGCGCTACCAGCCGATGGCTGGTGCAGCGTTTGATATCCATGGAACCTTCCATGAAGCCTATAAAAGCCTCGACTTGACTGGTGGTATGGGCGTGACGACGGAGATGCCTGCATTGGGGGTGCTGTTGTCCGACTTCCCCATTCCTCCCAAGCAGAAGGATCGTGTGGCTATCAAGTCGACCGCGTTACATGGCGGCGGTACCTTCGTAGTCAAGGAAGTGCAGCTGAGCGGTATTGGCGGCGCGCTATTGCTGCTGAATTACGTGGGGGAGTGATGGTCAATACATCCATCCTGGCGCGCAGGCATATCCGCCTGCTTGCCCTGGCTGCCCTGACCGGAGAAACCTTTTCCCAGGTGACCATAGACTCACCTGGCGACTGGGATACGCCTCCGGAAGATTTGCCGGCGATTCTCTTGCGCTCACCGGATGACCGGAAGGTTTCCCTATCGAAAGGTCAGCCGACATTCTCTACGACCGTCGGTATCGAAATTGAGGCACGAGTGAGCGGGATGACCGCTGAGTCCGCACAGGATGCAATTGAGGCATTGTGTTTCGCCATCGAGACGGCGCTCTTTTCGAGCTATGACTTGACCTGTGCGGCGGCCCTGGTCTCTTGCGACACGCGCACAGAGGTTACGGCGGATGGCCGCGTTCATTTTGGGGCTGCCCGTATGACTTTGCAGGCCGAGTTGCCGGAAAGCTTCGACGCATTCAAACCCGGTGATCCAGTGGATTTGGGAGACTTCGGTCTTGTCTTTACCGCTGGCCAGGCCTACGACTCGACCGGCAATCATCCCAATCCAATGTTCGCATCAAGCCACGATGTGGCTGGCTGACGCCACTTCACGCTCTTACTTCAGGAGTTCACCATGTTTGTAAAACCTGCGCCGGGTCTGCGGATTCCGGACCCTGATTTGCACGACTTCTTGCCCGAACAGGGCAGGGAGGTGCCCGACGCGCCATATTGGCAGCGCCGGATTCATGACCAGGATGTCCTCATTGCAGTGGCAGTGGCAGAGAAATCGGCCATGGCCGATGCAGCGACATCGAAAAACCGGAGCAAGGAATGACCCTCCCTTTTAAAAATATCCCGGCCAATATCCGGGTACCCCTGTTTTACGCCGAGGTGGACAACTCGCGGGCCAACAGCGCCCAGTCCAATCAGCGCGCGCTGATCATTGGCCAGATCACGGCCGCTGGCACTGCAGTGCCCAATGTCCCTATTATTTCCCAGGGGGCGGCGGACGCCGCAATTGCCGGCGGTCAGGATTCGATGCTGGCATTGATGACAGCGGCGTACCGCGTGAACGATACGTTCGGTGAGGTGTGGTACCTGCCCCTCTCGGACGATGCGGCTGCATTGGCCGCTGTCGGCACGGTCACCTTTTTGACGTCGCCTACGGTCAACGGCACGCTGTATCTGTACGTCGCAGGCGTGCGCTACGCTTTGCCGGCCTTGACCAGCCAAACGGTGGCCCAGCTGGCCACTGCCTTGGCCGCGCTGATCAATGCCGACGCGGCCTGCCCGGTGAATGCGGTGGCGGCGGTGGGTGTCGTGACGCTTACCGCAGTCAACAAGGGGCCGTGCGGCAACGATATCGACCTGCAGTTCAATTATCTGGGTACGCGCGGTGGTGAGGCGCTACCGGCCGGATTGAGTGCAACGCTGGGGCCAATGGCAGGTGGTGCCACAGCGCCCTCGTTGTCTGTGGCACTGGCGAATCTGGGTAGCCAGGAATTCGATTTCATCGTCAGCCCGTACACGGATACCGCGTCCCTCGATGCCCTCAAAAGTTTGCTCAATGACAGCACGGGACGTTGGGCCTGGAATCAGCAACTGTACGGGCACTACTTTGCTGCTTACAAGGGTACCTTTGGCGCACAGGTGACCTTTGGCACCGCGCGTAACGATCAGCACGGTACCGTAATGGGTGTCAATGGCTCGCCCACGCCCACGTGGCTCTGGGCGGCATCGATGGCTGGCGCCGCAGCGGTAAGCCTGCGCGCGGACCCCGCGTTGCCGTTGCAAACGGTGGCAATTCAGGGCGTGCTGGCGCCACCGTTGCAGATGCGTTTCCAGCTGACGGAGCAGAATTCCTTGCTGTACTCCGGTATTTCAACATTTTCAGTGGCCGACGACGGGACGGTGGCCATTCAAAACCTGATCACGACGTATCAGAAAAACGGTTTCGGCAACGTCGACAATAGTTATTTACAGATCGAAACGATGTTCACACTGGCCTATGTCCTGCGTGCCCTCAAGACGATGGTGACGTCGAAATACGCACGCGTGAAGCTGGCGGCAGATGGCACGCGCTTTGCGTCCGGCTCGGCCATCGTCACGCCGAACATTATCCGGGCCGATTTGATCGCCAAGTATCGTGAGCTGGAAGCGGATGGTTTAGTGCAGAACGGCGATGCCTTCAAGGAAGGGCTGATTGTGCAGCAAAACAGCCAGAACCCGAACCGGGTCGACGTCCTGTTCCCCGGAATTTTGATCAACCAGTTGCGCGTTTTTGCGTTGCTGAATCAGTTCCGTCTCCAGTAAGCCAACCGCGGCCGCCACGTGCGGCCGCTTTTTTTAAGGAGCCTTTATGGCAGATACAACCAACCGGCTGGCCGGGATTGCTTACCTGACCGTCGACGGCACCAATTACATGCTGGCCGGTGATTTCGCCTATAGCGTGTCGAAGGTGGCGCGCGAGACACTGATGGGGCAGGATCGGGTGCATGGTTATTCCGAAAAGCCGAAGCAAGGCAGCATGTCCGGAACTATCCGTGATGCTGGCGGCTTGAGCGTGGCGAGCTTCAATGCGATGACGAACGTTACCGTCACTGTCGAGCTGGCCAATGGCAAGACGATTATCGGCCGCAACATGTGGACCGTGGGTGACTTGGAGGTGAAAACCACCGAGGCGACATTTGAAGTGAAGTGGGAAGGTTTTAGCGTCGAGGAGGCGTAAATCATGAATCAAGTAGAAACCGCAGTGGTGGCTCCGGTCGAAGAAGAGAAAACGTTGGAGCTGCGCAAACCAGTCAAGCTGGGTGAAGTCGAATACAGCACCCTGAACCTGCGCGAGCCGACGGCAGGCGAATTGTCGAAGGCATCGAAGGCCGGTGGCAACGTTGACATTGCCATCGCACTGATTTCGCTCATTGCCAAGGTGCCGCGTGGCGCCGTAGAGAAATTGTCCCAGCGCGACTTTCAGGAGGCCGCCGATTTTTTGGGCAGCTTTACGGGTGGTGGCCTGGCAACTGGCGAGATGTAGTCGCAGAACTTACCAAGTACTACGGTTGGGGGCCACATGATGCATGGTCCCTGACCTGGACCGAACTGGCATGGTGGAATGACCAGGCGCACAGGATCATCAAAGCGGCAGGGACTGAGTAAATGGCAAATAATTTTCAGATCGTCATTTCGGCGGTGGACCGGGCGACCCAGACGGTACAGCGGATTAATAATTCGCTAAACCGTTTGACCCAGCCGCTGGTGCGAATTCAACAGTCTGTACGACAGTTTTCCAATGCCATGGGCCTCGACAAGGTAGGCAAGGCAATGCAGGGCGTAGGACGGGCTGCGGGTGATGTTGCCGGTAAGGTGTCATCGATTGTTGCACCAATGACCGCAGTGATTGGCGTCGGTTCGATTGCAGGCCTGTTCGCGCTGGCTACCGGATGGGGGGAGCTTGGTTTTGAAGTGAGCAAGACGGCAGGAACGCTGGGCGTGGCCACCTCGGACCTGATGTCGATGCGCGGTGCAGCGCGCCTGGCAGGTGTGTCGTCAGAGCAGCTGACCGGCAGCTTGAAATCTGTTGGCGATACGATGGAAGATGCGCTGTTCGGGCGCAACCAGTCCGCGCTGATGCTGCTCAACAAGATCGGCGTCAGCATCCATAAGACTGCAGATGGTTCCATCGACGCCGCTCGTGGCTTCAAAGACATCGCAACCTATATTGCCGGGATCAAGAGTGCCCAGGTGCAAAGCCTGGTGGCCCGCCAGTTCGGCATCGAAGCCGCATTGCCCTTGTTGCGAAAAGGAGCGCAGGGTATCGAGGAGTATCAGCGCCAGGTCGCTGAGTTCGGTGGATCGCGCACGCAGGCTGGCATTGCGGCTGCAGAGGGCTTTGGCCTGAAGATGATCTACCTGAATATGGCGACAGATGGTCTGAAGACCTCTATCGGTGACCGCCTGATCCCGGTGCTGCAGCCTTTTATCGAACGGCTGACCGCGTGGATTGCGGCCAATCGTGACCTGATCGCTACCCGCGTCACCGAGTTTGTCGAGGCTTTTGCAAACTGGCTGAATCGCATCAGTTTTAATGACGTGCTGAACGGCATGAGTAGCTTCCTGTCTCGCATTTCAGACACTGTTGATGCTCTCGGTGGCTGGAAGACTGCCGCTCTGTTGGTAATGGGCGTCATGGCCGGGCCATTTCTGCTCAGCATCGCTTCGTTTGGTATTAGTTTGGCTAGATTGGCGGCCGTCACCATCCCTGTGCTGATCCGTGCGCTGGGGCTGTTGCGACTGGCGATGCTGGCCAATCCCATTACTGCCATCCTGACCGCCATTGCGACTGTTGCGGTGCTCATCTATGAGAACTGGGACCGGCTCGCCAAGTGGTGGCGCCGGATGTGGGGTGACATGTCGGACGATGCTGCCAGTGGACAGGGCAAGATCGCAGCATCTACCGACAAGCTCGCTAAGGGCGCAAAGGGTGTCAGCGATGGATGGAGTACTGCACCAGAGGGACAAGGTGCTTCCCCGGCCATGCCCGGAGGTGGGCGGTTTAACGGACACGGCGCATCTGGTGACTGGGAGTCGTCACCAGGCAGCGACACGCGCCCACGCGGCATACGGAACAACAATCCTGGCAACCTGCGCACATGGGGCAATACCCCGCGTGAAGATGGCTTTGCCCGATTTGCGACGCCTGAAGCCGGCTTGAGCGCGATGATCCAAAACCTGCAAACACAGCAAAGCAAGCATGGGCTCAACACTATCGCCAGCATTATCGGTAAGTGGGCGCCTGCGAGCGAAAACAATACGGCTGCCTACATCGATGCGATGGCCAAGAATACTGGTTTTGGTCCGAATCAGAAGCTCGATCTCACTGATAAGGCAACCGTGGCGCCACTCGTATCGGCCATCATCAGGCAAGAAGGTAACCAGGGCGGCTTCAGCAAGGATATGGTCGAGAAGGCTGTGGCCAGGGTTGTTGTCGACTTTAAAAATGCGCCAGCTGGCACGACGGCAACGGCGAGTACGAAAGGTGGAAATATGGTCCCAGTACGGGTCAGCCACGCAATGCCAACGTTGGCGGCAGGATGAGTATCGATAGCGCTCTGGGCGCGTTGCAGTCGATTACTACTACTATTAGCATTGCTGATAACACCATCAAACGCGTTGCCGCCGATTTCGGCGGCGGCCTGGGCGGTGGCTCGGGTACAGGCTGGGCCGCCCAGCTGCGGCCCGCCTCCTGGCGCGGTGTGCCTTTTGGTGTCCTGGGAGGTGGTATCAAGTTCGGCCGCCGTACGGCGGTTCATGAATATCCGTACCGCGATACAGTCTGGGTGGAGGACCTGGGCCGAGCGGTGCGTCGCATCACCATGACGGGATTCCTGGTTGGTGACGATGTGATTGCCCAGCGTGATCGCATGATCGCCGCAGCTGAGACCGCAGGTAGTGGGGAGCTGATTCACCCGACGCTTGGTCAGCTCACCGCCAGTGCAGTTGAATGCGTGGCTGAGGAAAAGTGGGAGCAGGGACGGGTATTCCAACTAAGTTTCACGTTCATCGAGTCAGGGAAGCGGGTTTTCCCGAGTGTGCAGGTGTCGACGGGTTCGGCGGTCTTGAAGGCATGCGCACAAGCCGATGCCGCATCCAAGGGCGACTTCCTGGCAAGTACAGCAGCGGCGCTCAAGCAGGGCGCAGCAGTTGTTGCGAAGGTTGCCAGCACGGCGGCTACCTGGGGGCGTCAGGCGCAGCGTCTGGCTAACGACGCGACGAACTTATACAACATGGTGGGCACGCTCAAGGGTGGCTTTGGCCGCTATGCCAAGGGCAATGGTATTGCCGGCATCGCGGTGGCTGCTGGTGCTGTCTCCAGTGCGGCCAATTCCATTCCCAAGCTGATAGCGCTTGGCTCGGCCGCTCGCACGGCTGTATCGAGCGCAGTCGAAAAACTTACATCAACGGCATCGGGGTTGGGATCATGAGTACAGGTAGCGAACTTGTTGACGCGGCGCAGGAATTGGCGGCCGCAATCAAGGATGCGGCGGTGCAGCCGGGCGACGCTATGCGTTTGCTGTCCATTCTGGCTGTCAATGTGCCTCCTGATCCGGCCACGTCGTCGGCGATCGGATCGGCAATGGCCTTGGTGCAACACGCCACTGGCGACATGTTTCGCCGGGCCGCTGTCGTAGCACTGGCCCGCGCGTCTGCCGCTTATCAGCCCACTTCTGTGGAGGATGCGGCGGCGGTGCGCGATGCGGTTTGCGCGTTGCTCGATGCTGAAATTACGATCGCTGGCGACCAGGGGCAGGACGCCACATTCAATGCATTGCGGGAAGTGCGGTCTGCGGTGTCGCTGGATCTGGCGACACGCGGTGCCGGCCTGGCATCCATTATCACTGTCACTAGCGTGCAGCCGGTGCCGGCGCCGGTGCTGGCCCAGCGGTTGTATCGCACACCTGGGCGGGCCGATGAGCTGGTGGGGCAGGCAAATCCGATTCATCCAGCCTTCATGCCCACAAGCTTTAAGGCACGGTCTTCGTAATTAACCGGCAGGTAGGGTTTGAACAGAGTGGGTTTCTGGGGGCCCTCGGCGCTCCATTTTTTCGGCCCGTTCGCATACGAACGATGCGGGATGACCATTGCCAGTGTAGTAGCGCACCAGCTGTGGCGCGAACTTCTTGCATTCGGCCATCGTCTTAAAGTCGCGGGCATGCACGGAGCCGCCCATATACCCATCCGAAAAGATGATCGTCAACGCAACAACGATGCTCATGGCATTCACATTTCATAAAGAACAATATGGCTGATGATCTCACATTAATTGTCGGAGGTCGACTTTTGTCCGGCTGGACCTCGGTACGAGTTACGCGCGGCATTGAACGGTGCCCTAGTGATTTCGAGGTGGTCATGACCGAACTCTATCCAGAGGAGGTTGGTGCTTTCGTCATTCAACCAGGCGACGCGTGTCAGGTGTTGTTGGGCAGCGATCTGGTCATGACCGGCTACGTAGACCGCTTCATTCCTTCCATGGATGCCGGAACGCACGCAATCCGTGTTGTCGGCCGAGGAAAGTGCGCGGACCTGGTCGATTGCGATGCAGAGTGGCCAGCTGGACAGATCAGCGGATCGAGCGTGCTGGAAATCGCGCGCAAGCTTGCTGCACCATATGGTATTTCACTGACGGGCGATGCCTCCTATCCGATCCACGTAAGTACGGATGTAACGGATGCCGGACCGCCACTGCACCAATTCAACCTGATGCTGGGAGAAAAAGCCTTCGAGATCATCGAGCGCCTGTGCCGCTATGCGGGGCTGCTTGCCTACGATGATCCTGCTGGGAATTTGTTTCTGACTCAAACTGGGAAAGTATCGGCGGCCAGCGGTTTCAAGCAGGGTGTCAACGTACAGTCAGCTTCCTTGGAGTATTCCATGGACCAACGATTTTCCGAAGTGCTGGCGTTCATTCAGAACCTGGACACGTTCTCGGATGCTGGCGATGACGGGAACCTGGTTGCCACCGTGACCGATCCGAATGTGCCGCGTCATCGTCGCAAGGTGCTGATCGCGGAATCGGGAGATAGCGGATTTGATGTGCTCAAGCGGCGCGCCAACTGGGAAGTGGCCCGGCGATCTGGCCGCTCGCGGCGGTTGCAGGTACGCACCGACGGCTGGCGTGATTCCGCCGGTGCGTTGTATGCACCGAACACCCTGGTAGCGGTGGACTTTCCGGCATTAAAGCTGGCGCCCACGACCTGGCTGATCAGTGAAGTGAGCTACAAGCGAGATGGGCAGAGCGGCACGACATGCGAGCTGGTAATCATGCCGCCGGAAGCCTTCATTCCGCAGCCGATGCTGCTGTACAAGGTGCTGGCTGATGTGCCGGCGGCGGGCGCGCCATGATCGGGGCGATTGAGCGACTGTACCGTTGCATGCTGCTGGCGTTCGGCCGGGGACGCGTGACCTTTGTGGACGACACTGGACCAGTGCAGAAACTGCAGGTGAGGTTCGGCGGCATGGAAATCATCGACAACCTGCCGGCGCCACACGACTTCGGCTTTACGTCGAATCCTCCAATCGGATCTGATGTGTTCGTTTCATTCATGGGTGGCAATCGGACCAATGGAATCGCGGTCACTATCGGCAGCCAGGCCTACCGCATGAAAAGCCTGGCGTCGGGTGAAGTCGCCATTTACGACAGCCTCGGCCAGTCGGTGCATCTCACCCATGGAGGCATTGTCATCCAGAGTGCAGGGCTACCGATCACGATACACGGCAGTATCAAGCTGCATGGCGATCTTGATGCAACCGGCGATGTCACTGCCTCTGGCGTCAGCCTGGTCAACCATCAGACCGCTGGCGTGAAGGCTGGCGGCGATACATCAGGAAAGCCGATACCAACATGAGTGATACAGCAACAATCTGGGTGCGCGACCTGGGTCGCGCTGACTGGGCGATGGACGGCCTGGCGCTGCAGACAGGTAGCGATTTGGAGACGGCCATCATCATCAGTCTCTTCTCTGATCGGGAGGCAAATCCTGATGATGTCATCGCTGACGGAACACGCGATCCTCGGGGATGGATTGGCGACGTCGACCAGCCCTTCAAGGTGGGGTCGCGCATGTGGCTGCTCGATCGAGCCAAGCAAACCACGGAAACGCTACGGCGGGCAAACGACTACATCGCTGAGGCGCTGCAATGGCTCATTGCTGATCGCGTGGTGGCCAGGTTCGATATCACGACGCAATGGTCGGCGCCCACGATGCTCGCGGCCAATGTTGTGGCCTACAACGACCAGGGTTCATTAATTCCGATGAACTCAAGCTGGGTTTGGAAAGTGATTAACTGATGCCATATACACGTCCCACGTTAAGTGATCTGCGTAGCCAGGTCGCGCAGGACATTTCCGCAGCGTTGCCAGGCGCAGATGCCTTGCTGCGCTTCTCTAACCTCAATATCATAGGAGTTGCTCAGGCGAACCTTGCTAATTTGCATTATGGCTATTTGGACTGGATCGCCCTGCAGGCCAATCCATTTACCGCCACAGACGAGTATCTTGAAGGCTGGGCAGCCTTGAAAGGAATCTACCGTAAGGGGGCGACGTCGGCAACAGGGAAGGTGACTTTCTCTGCCACGAGTGGCTCAGTTATCGGGGCAGGGACGACTCTGGTACGCGGCGATGGCGCAACTGCATACACCTTGGATGATGCGGTGGAGATTGGTGGGCGCGTGACGGTCCGCGCCACCATCACTGCTGATCCAGCAGGTAGCGCGGGGGCATTTGGCAATGCGGCGGTGGGAGTTGTCATGTCCCTTAGCCAAGCGCACGCCGGCATTCAGGCCAACGGCGTGGTGAGTGTAGCCTTCACTGGCGGCGCTGATATTGAAAAAGACGACCCTTTTCGTAGCCGCATGCTTGAAGCCTACCAAAGCACGCCGCAAGGCGGCGATCGTAGCGATTACGTGGGCTGGGCCAAAGAGGTGCCTGGTGTTACGCGCGCATGGTGCTCCCCTAACTCTTTCGGTGCTGGCACGGTCGTTGTGTATGTCATGTTTGATAACGCCAATGCAGCGCAAGCAGGCTTTCCTCAAGGTGGGGATGGTGTGGCTTCGGAAGAGCCTCGGGCGGTCGCGGCGAACGGTGACCAGCTGGTCGTTGCCAATCATATTTTCCCAGTGCAGCCCGTCACTGCGCTGGTCTACGTGGTTGCGCCATTGGCCGCCCCCGTAAATTTTTCGCTGTCTGGTATTCCGGTGGGGAAGCAAGCCGCTGTCCGGGCCGCACTTGCCGATGTGTTTTTTCGTACAGGGAAGGCTACCGGAGGCAGTACGCCGATCGCGTTCGCCTGGTCCGCCATTGCTGCGGTCGCAGGCGTCAGTGACTTTGTGATTGTTGCGCCCACGACTGACATCATCAACGCTGCCGGCACGCTGCCGACTGTCGGCGTTATTACCTACTCATAATCCTATGGCACCAGCATATACCGCCGCTGATTACCTCAGCGCGTTGCAGTCCCTATTGCCGCGCGGGCCTGCTTGGCCGCGCGCGCCTGATGCTGTGCAGACGTCTGCACTTGCCGGCCTGACGCCGATCTATGCGCGACAGAACCTGCGCGCCAATCATCTCCTGGTCGATGGATTTCCAACGACAACCGTTGAATTGCTGCCCGAATGGGAGGCCGCGCTCGGTTTGCCCGACCCATGCGCAGGGCCAGCTCCCACGCTGCAAGGCCGTCGGGCACAGGTGGTCGCACGTTTTACAGCGACAGGAGGCCAGTCCATTAACTACATGAAGTCGTTTGCCCTGAGCCTTGGGTATGCCATTGATATTACGCAGTTCATCCCGGCGCGGGCTGGGATATTGCGTGCTGGCCTGCCCCTATGTGGAAATGCCTTCGCACATGCCTGGCACGTGAGCACGCCATTACATAGTTCGTTTGCGTTTCGTGCGGGCTTGTCGATGGCTGGTGAGCCGTTGACATCGATTGCCAATGCAGTGCTGGAGTGCGAACTCCGGAAGGTCGCGCCAGCTCACACAGTCGTCTTTTTTACTTACACCTAACAAGGAACTCTATGTACCGTATTGATGATCCTAGCGCCGCAGTGGCGTTACCAGAGCCGGAAGCGGCTGGCAGAGAGGGTTTTTTTACCGAGGGCGTTCCCGGCGTGAAAGAGGCCACGCTGGTACGTGCAAGTTTTCTTAATATGCTTCAGGAGGAGCTGCGCAATATCGTGCTGGCGGCTGGCGTAGTGCCGGCCAAAGCTGACTATACCCAGCTGCTCAAAGCGCTTCGCTCTGCTGGGGTTTTTCAAACTGCTGCGCAATTCGACAACACCACGAAAGTGGCGACAATGGCCGCAGTACGAAACGAGCTGCTTGGATTGGGGAACTCGGTTTATGCCGCTATTTTTGGCGCTTCCCTCGCACCGAACGGGTGGCGGAAACTGCCAAGCGGCGAGATTATGCAGTGGGGTTATGGCTCAACTTCAGACGGGTCTGGTACTTCAACTGTGACATTCCCTACGGCGTTCCCCGCGGCACTTTTACACATATTCACATTCTACGAATCCAGTGGCAACGTTCCGTCAGCGAATCCATCCGTTATTAATGCTGGCATAACTTCGTTGTCGGGGGCGAAGATTTTTACCTGGAATGGCATAACTATCTCTGGGGGAATTACCCCGTCATACATTGCAATCGGCAAATAAAGGAAATGCTAAATGAGTATCTTTTTCTCAGTTGCAACCGGAGGCTTTTATGCCTCGGAGTTGCGGGAAGACTATGACGTTGCTGGAACATGGCCGGCGGATGCGGTAGAGATTGATGATGCGGTCACCGAAGGAGACCTGCGTGCGGCAATTTGCCGTGGCGACGCAATCGCGTTCTTCGAAGGTAAGTTTACCTTTACCCCCGCACCAGCGCCCCCATTCGCGCCAATCGCAACCGCATACCTGGACTCCGTTCGCGTCATCCGCGAACAGGTACTCAACCGCTTGGCAGGGATCGGGATGGCTGCATTGCTGGCCGCCGATACCATGACCGCTCAGGCAGTTGCGAGTGCCCGCCAGGCGCTGCTCGACATCACCGTGGTTCCCGATGTGATGGGGGCGACAGACCTCGATAGCTTAAAGGCGGCAGTGAAGTCTGCCTATGCAGCAATCATCGCGGCAGCGCCCCCTGTCATCCGCGAGGCGTTCGATCCAGCTGCGATCTAACCGAACCCATCTCCAATTACCCGCTTCGGCGGGTTTTTTTATTTCAACTACCTGAAAGGTATTCATGGCCCTCGAAACGACCGCCGCTGGCGGCGCACTAATTAAATTTTTTGGCCTCCCGGTCCTGGCCGGCGCTGCCGCAACCTCACTGGGATTCATGTTTATGTGGCCAAAAACTGCCAAGGAAGCGGGCGTGCGTTTCTTCGTCACCATTCTCTTTTCCGCCCTGATGGGCCCTGCCCTGGTCGTGGTCGTGCGCAACTGGATGCCGGGCCTATTCGACAGCGCGCGCGCCGTGGCCGTGCTGTACGGCAGCGACCCGGCCCTGGGCTTCTTGTTCATCGCTGCGCCGCTGATGGTGGCGGCCGGCTTGCCCGCTTG